CCGAGAAATCGAGAAGTTCCCATCTGTCCCGCCGGTCGATCAACTATGGCCGCTCGGAATCACTAAGGCCGAGCCTTTCACCGCCTACGATAACGGTGTCATGGGCGATCTCCTGCACCAAGCCTTCAGCGGCCCCGCATTCGAGCGCGCAGCCGTCAAGGCACTCCAAGCGTACTACGAACTATGAGCATCAGCCTCCGCACCCACAAGCGCCGGGCCTGCGCCGGGATGACTCGCAGGATCGACCTCGCAATCTACGGGATGCGCAAGCGCCCCGGACTGCGCGTTTGGGTGGGATGGCAGCGCTCAGTTGATCGCTTCACAGGCGCCACCCGTTGGAGCGCATGCAGCATCACCCGCAGCCGCATCTAGGCTCCCAGGCCACTCAGCCATAGAATAGGCCATGGGCCGCAAAGCAAAGCTGACTCCGCAGCAGATCAAGCACTACCAGGATCGACACCTCGCAGGGGAGTCCATCCGCTCGCTCGCCAAAGAGGCGAAAGTTTCGGAAGTAACCCTGCGCGGAAACATCGGAAATTCCGCCCGACAAATAAAAGCTGTTGCAAATCAAATAGTTGCAACAGATATCGCGTTGAAAGCCCTCCCGATTTCTTCGCAGGTCGCTGCTCAAGACCATGCTGCGCGGATTCAAAGGATGCGCGCAAACCTCGCGACCGGGTTTGAAATGCTGTCTGGAAACTTCATGCGCCTTGCATCCATGTCCCAGACTGAGCTTTCAAAGGTTGACGAGACGGCGATGCTTGAGGAAAAGACCATCGAGCGGTTGAAGTCGGTTTCTAGACTTACCCGGATGGCAAATGATTCTGTAGAGGCCCCCATGAGAATGGCATCCGCCATCGAATCCATGGGTGAATCCGGCGAGCGCGAAGGCGTTGATATTCGCGGCGGGATGCCAGACTAGGGAAAGACTGCGCTATACTGGCGCATGGCCGAACTAATCACATTCGATCAAGCGCATCGACTTCTTACATACGATCCCGACGAGGGGTTGTTTACCTGGCGAGAGTCGCGCGGAGGTGAGGCGGCAGGTTCAAAAGCCGGGGGCGCATTCATCCATACCAGGGCCGGCACGGGCGGTAGCGCGGTGGATGTATGGCTCTACCTGATCGGCATCAACTACCGCCTATATCGGGGCCACCGATTGGCGTGGTTCATGACCTACGGAGAATGGCCGCCCCTAGTGGATCATCGAGACGGCGACCCGCTGAACAACCGACTGGACAATCTGCGCCCAGCTACCCGGCGAATGAACTCTCAGAACATGCGGCGCGCCATGCCTAAGAACTCGACAGGCCTGCTTGGTGCCGGCGTTGATATCGAGCGCGGTGGGTTCAAGTCGGAAATCAAACTACCGAACGGAACGCGGAAGTTCCTTGGCCGATTCGAGACCGCCATCCAGGCGCACGAGGCCTACATTGAAGCGAAGCGGCTTCTCCACGAAGGGTGCACCATCTAATGCCTACCGTCGTTCTTCCCACGCTCCACGCCGGCCAGGTGGACATTTTTGAAAGGAGGAGTCGGCTCAACATAGTATGTTGCGGCCGACGAATATGATGGGGCAAAACCAAGCTCCTGACCTGTCTCGCAGGCAACGCTGCAGCCAAGGGTCGCAAGGTCGGAATCTTCACGCCTGAGCACAAGCAGTGGGCCGAACCCTGGGATGAGCTGTACGAAATGCTCCTGCCCATCAAGCGGATCGCGGCGAAGAATGACGCCAAGATGCGCACCACGACGGGCGGTTTCCTGGACTTCTGGGCGACCACGGACAACCACCTGGCCGGCCGGGGGCGCGAGTATCACATGGGCCTGATGGATGAGGCCGCGTTCTCCAAGGACGGCCAGATGCTGGAAATCTGGCGCCGTTCGATCAAGCCTACCCTCCTGACCACGCGCGGGACATTCTGGCTGTTCTCGACGCCGAACGGGGTGAACCCGGATAACTTCTTCTATCAGGCGTGGCACGACCCCGAACTAGGGTTCAAGCAATTCCACGCCCCGACCTCGACCAATCCCTACGTCCCACCCGACGAGTTGGAGGCCGAGCGCATGAAGGTGCATCCGCTCGTCTGGAAACAGGAGTTCGCCGCCGAGTTTGTGAGCTGGGATTCAGCTACATTCTTCAAAGCTGAATACTTCCTTGACGAAGACAAGATGCCGGTGGGCTATCCCACGAAGTGCGATGCCGTATTCGCCATCATGGATTGCGCCGCGAAGTCGGGCACGAACAACGATGCGACGGGCGTCCTGTATTGCTCCGTCAGCCGATACCACGGCCACAAAATGGTGTGGCTCGACTATGAAATGCACAGCATCGACGCAGCCATGCTGGAGAGCCTGGCGCCGAAGGTTCTGGCCCGCTGCGAGGAGCTTGCAAAGCAATGCGGCGCCCGTAGTGGATCGCTGGGCATCTTCGCTGAGGACGCGGCTGGGGGCATCGTCCTGATCCAGCAGGCCAAGTCCAAGGGCTGGCCTATCCAGGCGATCCCCTCCGACCTCATGATGAAGGGCAAGGATGAGCGCGCGCTGATCGCGGGCGGCCCAGCCTACCGCGGTGAGGCGAAGATCAGCCGCCATGCCCTGGAAAAGCTGGTGGAGTGGAAGGGCCGCACCGAGAATCACCTCATGAACCAGATAACCCGCTTCCGCATCGGCGACAAGGACGCCTACAAGCGCGAGGATGACTTACTTGACTGTGCGACGTATTCAATTGCCCTGGCGCTGGCAGAATCCTCCGCCCTAGGCTAGCCCAGCCATTCCTGCGAGAATCCACGCCATGAGCATGATTTCGATTTCCAGCGCAACTAGCGTTACCTCCGGGCTGATGGATATTCTGTGCGCGGACGAAATTGTGCCGGGTTCGATCCCCGGATACTCCACCTGCAAGCTGTTGTGGACTTGCCACATTCTTGGCGGCAAGGTGGTCGAAAAACCGGTGGCCCTTGCCATCGGCGAACCCCGAAAGATCAATGTCCCGGGCGCGCTAGAAGAGGTTCTGGTGAAGGCGTTCACCGACGAGCACGAGCGCCTGGGCGTAGACAACCACGTCCGCGACGTCATGCACCTGTCGCGCGCCTATGGGGCCGGTGCCGTGGCCTTTGGCCTGCCGGACGTGCCCACGGACAAGCCGATTGACCTGTTCAGTCTGGCGAGCCAGCCCGATCTGTATTTCAACACGTTCGACCCGCTGAACCTGTCGGGCTCCATCGTCACGAACCAGAACCCGAACGCGCCGGACTTCCAGAAGCCGAATCAGGACATTACGGCGGCCGGGCAGCCGTACCATTCGAGCCGCACGCGCACGGTGTTCCACGGCACCCCGGTCTACCTCGACTACCAGTCGTCCAGCTTCAGCTTCTCGGGCCGCTCGATTTTCCTGCGCGCGCTGTACCCGATGAAGTCGTACATCAACACCATGATCCAGAACGACATGGTGGCGTCCAAGGCGGGCCTGCTCATCGAGAAGGTGCAGCAAAACGGCAGCATCGTCTCAAATCTCATGGACAAGGCGACCGGCCGCAAGCGCAACCTGCTCAAGGAGGGCGGCAACAATCAGGTTCTGTCCATCGGCCAGAATGACGCCATCGAGTCGCTGAACCTACAGAACATCGATGGCGCGCTGACCATGGCGCGGGACAACATCATCGCCGACATTGCGGCGGCCACGGACGTGCCAGCGATCCTCATCAAGGATGAGAGCTTCGCCAAGGGCCTCGCCAGCGGCGATCAAGACATGATGGCCGTGGTGCAGACGATCAGTGCCATCCGCACGCAGACGAACCCGCTCTACGAGTTCTTCGACAAGATCACCATGCACCGGGCGTGGAACCCGGAATTCTTTGCTGCGCTGCAAAACGCCTACCCGGAAGAACTGGCCGGCAAAGACTACAAAACGTGGTTCTTCGCGACATGCGACCTGTTCGCCAGCGAGTGGCCCGACCTCATCAAAGAAGAGGAATCGGTCAAGACCGAGCGCAATGCGAAGAAACTCAAGGCGATGACTGATGTTCTGAATGCGCTCGCTCCCGTCGTCGACCCCGTCAATCGGGCAAACGTCGTACAATGGTTTGCAGAAGCTCTATCCGGCATGGATGAGCTATTCACAAACTCATTGATCATTGACTATGACGCGCTCGCAGAATACGTCCCACCAACTCCCGCAGCCCCCGGTGATGAAGACGGCGATTCCTCAGACAAAGGCGGGTAAAACATGCAGTAGTTGCGGAATCCTCAAGCTATTTTCCGAGTTTCGCAAGAGGGCCGAGCTAAAGGATGGTCACCACAGCCATTGTCGACAGTGCTCAAGCGAGCGGCAGTATGCGCGAAATCATGACCCTGAAAGGGTGGATGCCAACAGGGAGCGCTGGCGAACAAGGGCGAAGATTCAATGGGATAAAGACCCAGCGGCAGTACGCGAAAGGCAGCGTGAGTACCGGATGACACCAAGGGGTGCCGCGATGCAGAAAGAATCGCATATGCGCTGGTATGACGGAGGCGGGAAAATATGGGTGCTGGCGTCAAATGCCATGCGTCGCGGGATGGTTCTGCAGCAGACACCGGCATGGGCTGACCCAAAGAAGATGCTTGAATACTACAAGGAGGCAGCTCGACTCACCCAGGAAACAGGGGTTCGTCACGAGGTGGATCACATCGTTCCGATCAATGGCGCCAGTGTTCGCGGCCTTCACGTCCAAGACAATCTTCGGGTGATCACACGATCCGAGAACCGCAGCAAGAGGAATCGCATGGATGAGGCGCTTCATGGCGACTAAGGCGCCGACCTTCTACCAGGAGGTGAGCGCAGCAATTTCGCACTTCCAGGCGTTCGGCTTCACCTCGCAGGCTCAACTTGACCAATGGGTGGGCCGAATCCGCCGCGCCGCTCTGCTGCAACTCAAGCCCCCGGCCGAGACGGAGCGCGAACTCAAGCGCGTCCTGGGCGACCGCTACAAGCACCTGGTCACGAAGGCCGGCATCCTGAACTCCATGCCTGAGGTGTCGCGCTATACGCTGGAGAAGGTCAAGCCGAAGCTGCGCAAGGAACTCGACCGCCGAATCATGGCGAGCGCGAACCTCATCAGCCTGAACCGCCAGGAGGCGGTGAGCACGACACTGCGGCGGTTTCAGGGGTGGGCGACCTCAATCCCCGTCGGTGGCTCGCGCGCGGTGGACAAGCAGGCTGAGAAGGATGCCATTCGCAAGCCGCTGTCTCAGATGACGTTCATCGAGCGCCGGGTAGTGATCGACCAGACCCACAAACTGATTGGAGCCATCCGCGACATCACGGCCACCGATGCGGGCGCCATCGCGCTGATTTGGCACTCACCCTGGCGGCGCCCCGGTTACGACTATCGGGACACCCACAAGGCTCGGGATGAGAAAATCTACGCCATCCGGGGAAATTGGGCCATCGAGAAGGGCTTGATGAAAGCCGGGCCGAACGGGTATTACGACGAAATCACGGCGGTGGGGGAGGAGGTCTACTGTTCGTGCAGCGCGCAGTATCTCTTCTCCCTGAGTCGCCTGCCCCCGGAGTTTCTGACAAAGGCCGGCATGTACGCCCTGCCCGTGAAATCGACTGCCAAGGCCGCGTAAGGCACAATTGAGCGGATGGCCGAGCAGACTAACCCGAACCCGACCGGCGCGCATGCGTCCGGGATCATGTTCATTACCCCGGACGGGGAAACGCTGCTACTGCGAAGGGGTGAAGGTGGATACCATGCAGGAACCTGGGCATTCCCGGCCGGAAAAATCGAACCCGGAGAAAGCCCGGAAGAAGCAGCCCGCCGCGAAACCCGCGAAGAATCAGGGTATTCCTACGAAGGCCCCCTCACACGCATTCACGAAGATCAAGGATTTGCTACGTTCCTGGCCCGGGGAGTGGAAAAGTTTGAGGTCACGCTCTGCGAAGAAAGCACCGGATACGCCTGGTGCAAGCCAGAAGAAGCCCCGCTCCCGCTCCATCCCGGAATCCCCCGAATCTTCCGAATCGCTGCCGCTCATACCGAACTCGACGTTGCTACCCTAGTCCGCGACGGGGATTTGCCCAGCCCGCAGCCGTTCTCCGGATCGGTTTACTTCGCTCTGCGGATCACGGGCACCGGGCACAGCTACCGCAGCGCCCACGATGAGCACGCATGGCGCGACCCCTCGATCTACCTCACCCCGGATTTTCTGGCGCGCTGCAATGGCCTGCCGGTCATTTGGCTGCATACGGAAGGCCCGATGCTGGACGGCGAATCGCTGTCAAAGCAGATCGTGGGCACCATCATGCTGCCCTATATTCAGGGCGATGAGGTTTGGGGTATTGCGCGCATCATCGATATGGACGCCGCCAAGCATATGGCGAGCGTCCAATTGAGCACGTCCCCGAAC